ATGGCTTCATTTAGACAACGCAACAATACATGGCGAGCCGAGATAAGTGTAAACGGAATTCGCGAAAGTTCAACCTTTGATACAAAAGCTCAGGCTAGGGCTTGGGCATCTAAACGCGAGACTCAGTTACGCGAACAATCGCATGGCAAATTACCAGATCACTCTTTTTTAGAAGCTATTGAACGCTACTTAAGTGAAGTGAGTGTTAAAAAGAAAACTCATGAGAATGAAGTCAAGCGAATGGCTTTCTTTAAGCGTGAGTATAAAAAGCTATGTCAAAAACAATTGGCCAAAGTCACAACTGACGATTTAGTGCAATGGCGCGACTCCCGATTAAAAGAAGTGCAGGGTGCTACTGTCCGGCGTGAAGCAAATATTTTAGCTTCTTTATTTACTGTTGCCCGGAAAGAATGGAAGTGGATTAAAGAGTCTCCAATGGCCGACTTGACTTTACCGCCACCATCAAAGCACCGAGATAGACGAATTGCTCAGGATGAGATTGATAGATTATGTCTTGCAGCAAATTGGGATAACAATGTACCAGTAAACTCAACTCAGCAAATTATAATTGCCTTTCTCTTTGCAATTGAAACGGCAATGCGTGCTGGTGAGATTGTTGGCTTGACTTGGGATCGTGTTTATTTAAAAGATAGATATTTAGTTTTAAATGAAACAAAGAATGGTACTAAACGAAATGTACCACTATCTAAGCGTGCAGTTGAGTTGCTTACTTTATTAAAAGGTCTTGATAAAAAGCAGGTCTTTACTTGTAATTCCCAAAGCTTTGATACGCTTTGGCGTAAATTAAGAGATAGATGTCAAATCACTGATTTGCATTTCCATGATACACGCCATGAGGCTTGTACACGCCTTGCAAGGAAATTAGAAGTTTTAGACTTGGCCCGTATGATTGGGCATAAAGACTTAAGAAGCTTGATGGTCTATTACAATGCTACTGCAAGTGAAATTGCAACGAGGCTAGATTAGCCCCGTTTGCGTGGTCTTCCTTTCTTTGGCTCATCATCTGATTGTTCATTCAACCAGTTTGATAGCTCTGCCAAGTTCCAGCGTCTTCCTTGACCGCACTTAATAACATAGCGCGGTTTAGGGAAGGTTGGTAGGCAGCAAACCGCTGCCTTAAAGTGTACATCTCGATATCCCAAGAACTCAGCAGCTTGAGAATCATTTAGCCAAATATCAGAAGGTGGTAACGCTACAACAAAGTTACTACCAATATTTGCAATCGCTGTCATTTCACCCCTCCATCTCATTAAACTTTTTAACGATGGCTTCTCTAGCTTTCATCAAAAAATAATCACGTTCATCTTCTTCAAAACACCCATCGCCTTGTGGCTCTTGAGAATACAAAATGGTCTCATCACCACAATCAGGATAATCAACTCTAAATTCGCCATGTCTTAATCGGAGATATCCAATCTGTTGACCTTGAAAAACTGCAATATATTGTTCAGGGCTTTCATCACATGTTTTGATTAGCTCAACTTCATCAGTAGTCAATAACATTTCACCCCTCCTTACTTTCCGCTTTTCTAAAATCAGTGCCTTCTGGATCTATCCCAAAATATTCACAAATTTCTGTAGCTTTTGTCGCACCTGGCCCATGTCTGGATACATGAACCCAATTCAAAACGTTCTTTGGCTTTTTGCTATTCATGAGGGCCATTAGATAAAGTTGCTCAAAGTCGAGACCATTCATTCCAACACCTCGGCGCTTTTTTCAATGTACCCATTAGCCCATTCGTTTAAGATTTCCTTTTCAACAAATTCTTGCTTTTCAAAGAAGCCTAGCGCATTCCATTCTTCTTCTGAAATGTAGTCACTTAGCAATAAATCCTCTTCTTGGTTCCCTATAACAAAGCCAATAGAGAGCTTTAAACGAACTTTGATAGAATTAAATTCACTCATCCCTCTACTCCCGATTCAATATCCAGCTTCATTGCACCTTCTTCAGGATATTCGGTCATCCAAAAGTAATAGCCTTTGCCGCTGTGCCCATCTTCAAAGAATTTAATAGTTAGTTCAGTTTCAAGTTGATCTAAATCATTTTCGCCATCAGGATTTACAAATTCGAGAAGGCTTTTTAATTGGTGTCCGTTAAGAGTTATGCTCATTGTTCAGCTCCCGATTCGCTTGCTTCTTCAACTTCATCCCAATTGACAAAGGCAACCCCTGAATCACATTCTATTTCACCCTTGTGATTGCAATTAGGACACTGAACCTTGTCCCCATCCCACAAGTAGCACCCAATGCCACGTTCAGTTGTTACTTCTGCATAGTCGCCAAAACCACAATTAGAGCAGGCATCAAGCCAAGTAATTTTAAGAGTTTTCATTTTGATCACCTGCTGCTTCAACCATTGCCTTATATCCAGTTTTACTTAGCGTCGACATCGGCGCGACTGAATATCGTTCGTATGCTTGGAACATCTTTTCCGATGGAACCTTAGGCATTAGTACATAACCCTCTGGCACCGCCTGAGCTTTGGCTTTTTCTAGCTCTGCATCACGATGCTTTGCACATCTAAGCCAAGCATCCCAACGGCTATTCATGTTGCTTATTTCTTTCTGAGCAATTTCAGAAGGATTGTTTGATCTAGTCATAAACAGTTCATGCTCATGACTAAAAATAATGTCTCTTCTTCCTTTGTAATATTGGAAGGTATTCAGAAAAGCCTCTCTTTCCTTATTCAAATCTGTCATGCTGCTGTCCTCACCAAACTAAAAATGCGATTACTTCTGTTCCTTCATCTTTAGAAGCAACATGTTTATATTCCTGATAGCAGGATGATGTTGAGATCATCCCCGTATCCTCATTAATCCACTCTCGGTTTCTCTGAGCACAGTCACTATCAAGCTCAACCTCATTCAAGTTATTAATAAATTGCTCTTTTGTTTCATCTTGGCATTCTTCAGTTGAGCCATAGTTTTCGACGAAATAGTTGTAGACATCTTCTTTTGATTTGGCTGCATAAACAGCTTCATCAGGATTTGTAAAAATCTTATATCCGTTTATTTCTAAGTCGTTCATGCTGCCACCTTCAGTGTTTTAATTGCGTCATCTATAGCTTTGTTGAAGTTGCGAACATCTTGCTCTAGTGCTTCGATAGCCAAGTCTTTCGCAAACACACGAATAATGATGATCTGTAGTCCTTCTGGTAAACGTGAGTCATAGCTCACAAAGTCACACCATTCACGACGAGTACAAGCCAATTGACTAGTGATTTGCGGGATGTACTCATCTGGCACTTGCTTAGTCAGCAAGGTATTCAAATGCGTTGTAGTGTCTGGGCACTTAACTTCGATTTGACCATCTTCATTAACAAGCCCATCTGGTGAAGCCCCAAACATTTCAATGAAAGGATGGTCAATTAAACCCGTACCAACTACAAAGTTACCCGTTTCATTTTCATAAGCTGCTATTGCATGAGGCTCGTTATCGATACCCCATTGCATTACTGAATTAGTTGGGATTTCCTTCTGAACGCCAGTGAGGCGCTCAGCTAGAATAGTTAAACCCAATGCATTTAAAGCTTTGCCTTTATTAGGCTTTGCATTTAAATCCTTTACACGGCTTGCTGTGACTTTGCCACAGCGTTCCGAATGCCAATCTTCACTACGCTGGAGAATGTTCATACACTTGCCCTTGTGGTTGATCAGCATTTTGTGCTGCTTCTTTTAATGAAGCGCTATGCTTAGTCCAGAAGTATTTTTTGCAGTCGCCCTGAGGCAATTCAGCGTAGCCAGTTTGCAAGGCTTCTGTGCCTTCCATTGCCAAAGCGCGCATGTTATCTAAATGCTGCTGCTCATAGGCTTCATAACCTTGAGGGACATCTGAACTAACAGTCTGAACGGCAGGGATATGACAATCATCAATACGACGAGCTTCGTCTTCGTCATAAATACCTGAGAAGCCGAAGGCAACACGGGCACATTGAATTAAAGCCTTATGACGTAGCATCCGTTTTGGGTATTTTTTCCAAGGTTCTGAATTACCCTGACACTCGGATAAATACTCAGTCACAACAGTAGGGTGGTTGCGGTCTTTACGGAAAATCTTGCATGTGCATGACTCATCATCTTGTTCAAACTGGATACCATCACATACAGGATTGTCATTAATAATGCGTGCCCATCCATCAATACCAACAACTGGTGTGATGCCGCCACCTTTGGCAGGGAATGCATAAATTTCTTTTGTAAAAGGATTTAGCTTGTACTGGTTTGCAACAATTAATAGAGAAAGAAATTCATCATTTGTTGCTTTCTTAAATACTGTATTAACAAGAGTATTTGCTAACTCAGCAGGATCAACATCTTGCATATTAAAAGCTGATGCAATCTTGCTAACTTGTGACAAAACAATATTACTCATCTTTTAATCCTCAAAAATTAATAGATACATGTGGAACTAAGCCTTTATTGATGGCTTGCAAAATCTCTTTTCCTTTTGCTTCATCAATACCCAAAGCCAATAAGCCTTTAAGTGCTTCATTACAGATTTTTTTACGATGTGCTTGGTTAGCTTGGCGAGCTTCTTCTGCTTTGCGTTCAGCCTCTAGCTTTGCTGCTTGCTCAGCCTCAATACGTTTACGTTCTGCTTCTGCTGCATGTTGTGCACGTAATTCAGCAGCTTCTTTTTCAGCAACTAAACGAGCTTCACGTTCAGCAGCTTCGCGTTTTTCACGCTCTGCTTTAGCAACAGCTTCTTGCTTTTCACGTTCTACACGTTCGGCTTCTTCTTTAGCTTTACGCTCAGCTTCTAGGCGGGCTCTTTCAGCTGCTTCATGTGCAATGCGTTCTTCGTGTTCACGTTGTAAACGTTCTTGTTCAGATTTGCGTAGGCGCTCTAATTCAGCCTGTTCAGCTTCATATTTTTCACGAGCAGCTAGGGTGGTGCGTAGAAACTCCAGAGTTTCGTATTTGGCAATTTTTGCCTGTTCCTCGAATTCCTCGAAAGATGAATCAATGATAATTTCTTCAACATTTCGAATCACACCCTTTAGCCAAACACTATCTTTATCTGCAATAACGGCAGTTTTGTAGAAATTGATAGAAAGAATACTTTCTTCATGCTTCGCTACACGGTCTTTCTCAGCTTGTTCCCAAGCATCACGTGGTGCCAAAACCTCATTGCGTAATAAATCAAGCTTCTTAACAATTGAGATTCGATCATCATCAATCACTTTGATTTGAGCTTTTTGTTCAGCTACTAATTCTTTGCCACATTTCTCAATAAGCGTTTTTGACTTACTGATTTTTAAAGCAAGCGAACCAATCGCATCACGGCCTTTTTTAGTACTTACATCTGGTACATGAGAGCAAACTTCTTGAGCAATGCGTTCATACAATTCATCTGTACCACCACGTTTAGCGAAAGCCGCTAAAATTACGTTTTGTTCTAATACTTGTAATTCGTTTACTGGCGCATTCATAATCTTCTCCTAATTCTTTTCACTTGCTATGTATCTTTTAACTAAAGGGATGAGTTCTCTTTGAGTCGTTAAGTGGTCACCCTGAATCCTGTCATAAATTGGGTAAAACCTATCTTTCACTTCAACTTGCAGAACCTGAAAATCACCTTTGCCATCTCGATACTGAATTTGGTTTGCTATAAGCCAAGACTTGAAATCTTCTAGTTTTGACTTATGGAGTAGGGCGCGTTTAGACATCACCCACCTCTCAACTCATTTCTAATTTCTGCTAATCTTTTTAACGTTTCACTTAAGTAGGCGATTTTTGTCTTAATAGAAAACTGATCACCTAGCTCTAATTGGATTTGTTCAGTACCTCGGCCCACATAACGCAAGTGAATCCAATTGCCGCCATCAGTGATGACTGTATCTTTCTCACTAGAAAGTGGGAGCAGGGCATTTACAGAATCTTTAATAAGAGCTTGAAGTCTTGATACTTCGATAATTTCAGGATGTGCATTCATGACATTCACCATGGAGCGCTTAAATGCGCTCTCTAATCCCTGATTCGATAAGATCTTTAATCTCAACTACGTCTAAACGATCAACGTAAGCTAAGACCTCGCCATCTTCGTCATAAACGCGAATGTCTTTAATCTCGTTAATTTCAACTTCACGCCAAGCTTGATAGCCGTTGCCATCAATTGAGTACTGAGCATCAAAATCAACTTCTAATGTGAACTTTTCATTTGCAGTTTGAAGTACTGCTTGTTCATTTTCAGGGTCGATTGATTCAACTTTGAAAGGAGCTGCAACCGTTACAGGTTCTTTGTTAGCTGGGGTAAATGCATAAGCAGCAGTTAGAGCACTAACTACTCCTACGAATCCCATGGATTTGACTATGTTGGCTTTTATGTTCATACTTATCTCCGCATTTGTTGCAAACCGCCTAGACTTCGACCCCTATGGCGGTTTTTGTTTGTCGATGAGATAATATTAACTATGGTTAATTTTTTAGTCAAGAGAAAAGTTAACATTGGTTAATCTTTTTATTAACTATAATTCATGTTTTAATAGACAAAAGAAAACCCACACGGGGTGGGTTGGATGGAGTTTGTTATGATCGCTAAGAATAAAAGAAACAGTTGTTGTGCACGCCTAGATATTTGGGATGAATCTCCAATAATTTTAGAAGGCGAGCTAAAGCTGATTGTGCTAGAAGCGCTATATGCTGGTGAATTAGATTTAGAGTGGAGACGCGAGTTCTTTTCAGATGCCATTGAAAAGTTAGAAAAACTAGCAGGTCACCACCCAACTCCTAAGCGTGCTTCTTAA